TATAAACGGTGATTTGTCTTATTTAAATTTAGACTGGAAACCAGTTGCTGTTGTATCAAAGTTTGTTGACATTGTAGTTAATGGAATGTCTGAAAAAGGATATGAAATAAACACAATAGCTCAAGATCCATATTCTGTTAAACAGAAAAGTGAATATTCAAAAGCTTTGTTAAGAGATATAAATTCAAAACAAGTTCTTAAAGAGTTTAAAGAAATAGGAGTTGATTTATTTAACACTTCTAATCCAGAAGAGCTTCCAGAAAGTCAAGAAGAGTTAGATCTTTATATGCAGATGAGCTTTAAACAACAAGTTGAAATTGCAGAAGAAGAAGTTATTAATAATGTTTTATCATTAAATAAATATGACGAAACAAAAAAGAGGTTAGCTTATGATCTTACTGTATTAGGAATAGGAGCTTGTAAAACTAATTTTAATAAAACAGAAGGAATTACAATAGACTACGTTGATCCTTCTTATATGGTTTATTCATATACTGAAGACCCTAATTTTGAGGATATATATTATGTAGGTGAGGTAAAATCTATTACAATACCTGAATTAAAAAAGCAGTATCCTAACATTCCAGAAGAAGAATTGATTAAAATTCAACAAATGCCTGGTAATTCTCAGTATATAACAGGTTGGGGTAATTATGATGAAAACACGGTGCAGGTAATGTACTTTGAATATAAGACATATCATAATCAAGTATTTAAAATAAAGAAAACAGATCAAGGTCTTGAGAAAGCATTATTAAAAAATGATGGTTTTAACCCACCTCCTAGCGATAACTTTGATGTAGTAACAAGAACAATTGAAGTTTTATATACAGGAGCAAAAGTTTTAGGCAATAATTATATGTTAGAGTGGAAGCTTGCTGAAAATATGACTAGACCATATGCTGATACCACTAGAGTTAAAATGAATTATTGTATATCTGCACCAAGAATGTATAAAGGTCGTATTGAGTCTATAGTTAGTAAAATAACAGGATTCGCTGATATGATACAACTCACTCATCTTAAGTTACAACAAGTTATGTCTAGGATAGTACCAGATGGTGTTTTCTTAGATATGGATGGTCTAGCAGAAGTTGATTTAGGTAATGGAACAAATTACAACCCGGCAGAAGCTTTGAACATGTATTTTCAAACAGGTTCTATAGTTGGTAGATCACTCACTCAAGAAGGTGGTATAAACGCAGGTAAAGTACCTATTTCAGAATTATCTTCTTCATCGGGTCAAGCTAAAATTCAAAGCTTAATAGGAACGTATCAATATTACCTACAAATGATACGCGATGTAACTGGACTTAATGAGGCTAGAGACGGTAGTATGCCAGATAAAGATTCTTTAGTTGGTTTACAAAAATTAGCAGCAAACGCTTCTAATACAGCAACAAGGCATTTATTAGATTCTTTATTATATATAGGATTAAGGACTTGTGAAAATATTAGTTTAAAAGCTGCTGATTTAATAAAATACCCTTTAACTAAAGAGTCTTTAATGAATTCAATTAGCACTTTTAATACAAATACTTTAGATGAGTTAATAAATTTACAAATTCACGATTTTGGTATTTATTTAGAACTAGAACCTGAGCAAGAAGAAAAAGCTCAACTAGAACAAAATGTTCAAGTAGCTTTAAAAGCTGGATTAATAGAATTGTCAGACGCTATAGATATTAGAGAAGTAAATAACATTAAATTAGCTAATCAATATTTAAAGCTTAGACAAAAGTCAAGGCGAAAAGAAAAGCAACAAGAGGCTCAACAAAACATCCAAGCTCAAGCACAAGCAAATGCTCAAGCTTCTGAAGCAGCGGCTATGGCTGAAGTACAAAAGCAACAGGCGCTTACTCAAGAAAAAGTAAATTTAGAACAAGCTAAATCTCAATTTGAGATACAAAGACTTCAAACAGAAGCTCAAATAAAAAGAGAGTTAATGGCTGAAGAGTTTCAATATCAAATAAAAATAGAAGAAGCAAAAGCTGGAGTGCAAAATAAAAGAGAGCAAGATATTGAAGATAGAAAAGATAAAAGAACAAGAATACAAGGAACACAACAATCAGAAATGATTCAACAAAGAAAAAATGATTTATTACCTATTAATTTTGAATCACAAGGTGGTAATGATTTAAGTGGGTTTGATTTAAGTTCGTTAGGACCTGAATAAACCTTTTATTTATTTAATTATATTATATTATGTCAGAAACAGTAAAGCAAGAAGGCGACTTTAAAATTAAAAAGTCTAAGCCTAAGATGAAAAAACTAAATAAAACTGAAGAGGTTGTAAAAGTTGATCTATCACAACCTAAAGATGAAATAAAAGAAGAGGAAGTAACTAAAGTAGTTATACCTACAGAAGATAAAAAAGAAGACGATGCCATTCAAATCGGAGAAACAAATGCAAGCGATGTTGCTGTCGAAGAACAAAAAGACAGTGGAAGTAGCAAAGAAGTGGTTGAAGAAGTACGGGAACCCGTTCAAGATGAAAAGCCAGTTCTTGAAGAAATAACCGATGAAGAGGTAAAAGAAGAAGTAAAAGAAATAAAGGAAGAAGTTAAAGAAGCTAAAAGAGACGCTGAAATAACAGGTAAGCCTTTACCAGAAAATATTGAAAAGCTTGTTTCTTTTATGGAAGAGACAGGTGGAACTATAGAAGATTACGTGCGGCTTAATGCTGATTATTCTAACGTTGATAATAATACATTGTTAAGAGAATATTACAAACAAACTAAACCGCACTTGAATAGCGATGAAGTAAACTTCCTTATGGAAGATTCTTTTTCGTTTGATGAAGAATTAGAAGAGGAGCGAGAGATCCGCAAAAAGAAACTCGCAATGAAAGAAGAGGTTGCAAAAGCCAAAAACTTTTTGGAAAGCGCCAAGAGTAAATACTACGACGATATCAAGTTGAGACCCGGCGTAACTCAGGAGCAACAAAAAGCTATGGATTTTTTCAACCGCTATACGAAGGAGCAGGAGACTGCATCTCAGAATCATAATGATTTTAAACAACAAACAAATGAGCTTTTCAAGTCAGATTTCAAAGGTTTTGATTTTAAGGTAGGAGAAAAGAAATTCAGGTATGGTGTGCAAAATCCAGAAAAGTTAGCTGATAAACAGTCTAATATCACAAACCTAGTCGGGAAGTTCTTTGACAATGAAGGTAAGATAAAAGATTCTAGTGGTTATCATAAGGCTATTTATGCTGCTGAGAATGTAGATACTATTGCTAGTCATTTTTACGAACAAGGAAAAGCCGACGCAATCCGAGAGGTGGTCGATGGATCTAAGAACCCTAGTACGGACTCAAGACCAGTTGCACAAACTGATGGGTTTAAAAACGGGATAAAAGCAAAAGTGATAAGCGATAACTTTAATGATTCTTCAAGATTATCAATTAAGAAAATTAAAATTTAAAACTATATAAATTATGGCTAATGAAATTACCCCAAAATTTGGTTCACTTAAACCAAGCCAAAAACAACAAGTTTTAGTTGACAACTATTTAAGCTTTGTCGACGGAAACAATGATTTCGCACAACAGTACCTACCTGAAATCTACGAACAAGAAGTAGAGCGTTATGGAAACAGAACTCTTTCTGGTTTCTTACGTATGGTTGGAGCTGAAATGCCTATGACATCCGATCAGGTTATCTGGTCAGAGCAAAACAGGTTGCACGTAGCTTACGACAATTGTACAGTAGCTTCAAATACAACCATAACTTTCCCGCTAAACGCAACACCAGGTCCAAACTTTGTTGCTAATGTTATTTCAAAAAATCAAACAATCGTTATTATGGACACTGTAACTGGTGCAGAAGTAACAGCTTTAGTAACAGGAAGTGCAAATAACGCTGGTGGTACTGAAGCTACTATAACAGTTGCTACTTATACTGGAGCTAATGTTGGAGCTACTATTGCTGCTGGAACAAACGACGGTAAAATAAAGATTTTTGTTTACGGTTCTGAGTTCCAAAAAGGAACTGGAGATAGCGGTTTAGAATCTATTACTCCATCATTCACTCAATTTAGCAATTCACCAATCATTATTAAGTCTAAGTATGAGATCTCTGGATCTGACGCTGCTCAAATTGGTTGGGTTGAAGTTGCTACTGAAGACGGAACTGGTGGATATCTTTGGTACTTAAAAGCTGAGTCTGAGACACGACTACGTTTTGAAGATTACTTAGAGATGTCAATGGTTGAAGGAACTTTAGCTGCTGCTAATTCTGGAGTTGCTGGTTTAACTACTGGTAAAGATGGACAATCTAACAAAGGAACTGAAGGTCTTTTTGCTGCTATTAAATCAAGAGGTAATGTTTTTGATGGAGCTACTCCAACTTTAGCACAATTTGATGAAATACTTAAAAACCTTGATACTCAAGGAGCTATTGAAGAGAACATGCTATTCTTGAATCGTGGTCTTTCTTTAGGTATTGACGATATGCTTGCTAGTTTAAACGGTGGAAACGCTGGGGCTGGATCTGCTTATGGTTTGTTTGAGAACTCTGAAGAAATGGCGTTAAACTTAGGTTTCACAGGTTTCCGAAGAGGTTCTTATGACTTCTATAAGACTGACTGGAA